CGCCTTCTTTGTCCTTATCTTCTTTATCTTTCTTGCCGCCACCTTTATGGCTTCCACCACCGAGAGATCCTAAGTCGCCAAGGTCAACGTCGTCGTCATCAGTTTCTGATTTCTTATTTTTAGCCTTTTCAGCTTTCTCTAGTTTGAGGTAGTCTTCGTTTTCTAAGATTTTTTCTTCTGGGAACTTCAAGAACTCTTTGATGAGCCACTTCTTGGAGAACGAAGGAGGATTATCTTCATCACCTTCGGCATAACTAATAAAGCGTTCAAAGTTTTCAGCACGTTGAGTTAGGTTGGCAGTTTCTAAAAACTCTTCAAAGAGATTGTCATTGTAGATCTTGACTTCAAAATCGTGTTCAGTAATACCATATTCATCAGCATAACCTTTGAGTCTAATATGACTTAGGAAAATTTCCTTGAACACATCAGAAAAGCGAATGACAAACTTTTGTACCATTTTATTGAAGCGGACTTCTTCACGAGTAATGTCGGATGTATCACCAAGACTAAAACCAGAATCTTGTTCCATGCGAGACATTGGAACTCTAAGGGCTCTGAAGAGTTTACGTAGGAAGTACGTAACATCTTCAATTTGACCTAAATTTTCTCCGCCTGGCAACGTCTCAACAGTAGAACCGCGTCCGTCCTGTGAAGGAAGCCAAAAATCTTCTATCATAGCCGTCGTAGTTACAACATTTGAGGCCTCTCCGGTGCTACTATCATAGGTCTTGCGCTGACGATATTTTTTCATCAATTGTTGCACATATTGTTCTGCTTTAGCTTTAGGAAGTTTTCCTACTTCAATCTTGAAGACACGACGCTCTGGTGCGCGAATAAGACGATAAATAACTAGAGCATCTTCCAGTTGTTTGAGTTTTCTATAATCCACAGTAGCTACATCAAGATATGAACGAACAACTTTTGTCCACCTATCTGGATAATTGAAAATGCCGCTATTGGCGTAACTAATCATTTCGCGGGGCATTATCATAATATTTGTATCTGATTTATGAATGAACTGATGAATTGTTTCTGATTCAGCTTCTTCCCAAATTGGATATGTATATTCTGGGCGAAGACGCTTGACGCGCAAAATGCCTCTTTCTTTAGCATTTGTAGGATCTACTACTTTCTCGAAGAAGATTTCTCCATCAACCATAAACTCACTAAACCATTCATTGATTTGAGTCTTGGCGCGCATAACTTCATAAATGATGTAATTCCATTCTTTTATTAGATTTCTGGCAATGTTTTCATTTTGAACAAGTCTATCATTTTTTATAACAAGTTCCATAAAATTACCATCATCATTGAATGAAATTGCAGAATCTTCTATTTCTCCTAAGGCAAATGATATTTCTGGAAACATAGCCATTCCACGACGAGTGGCTAATATCGCTTTCTTATTTGGCTCACTTCTATAAACGAATGAATTGAGTTGACCAGATTGCTGTTGAAAATCTCCAGCCGTAACGCTTGTCACGTCTTCCATTTCTGTAGCTGACGGAATTTTCTGTCTTCCGTATTTGTCGTCCTGGTGACCCCAAAGATTTACATTTCTTTTATAGTGCTGTTGCTGGGCCGCTTTCGACCACTTGTTTCTTTTTACAAATGGTTCTATAATTCTGGATAGGAAGTCGGCCATATTATGCCAGTCCTTTGATAAATGATGATAATATTATTTCTATCTCATCAAACTTTGTGTAGGGTATTCTCAATAAGTTTATACCTTTTGTTTTACAGTAATTAGTTTTTATATTATCTCTAAATCTAATACTTTCTAATGTATCTCTGTGTCCTTTCCATCCAAAATAATGCTTTTTAGGCTTTTGTTTATAAACTCCATGTACCGGACATGTGATATCTACCATGATATTAGTATCTACATAATTCGTTTGTTCGTAACTATAATAGTTATTATGTATTTGGTTAGCCTTTTTTATAAATTCATCAGTTGTCAGCTTTTTTGGCATTTCATATTCCTAACCATCCATTATACCATCCATCTTACTATTTTCTTTCATTTCTCATAATTCGTGTTATAATGCGTCTAACCTATTTATATTTATTCTCTATGAATCCACCAACCCATCCTCCAGCCGGTAAAACTACTGCTCTAATAATATTTGAGTATATCATGGAACATCCTGGGACGATTGACTTAACGCCTATTAGTTCTTATTTAGATGTAGAAGAGGATTCTTATGAATTTCTTATAAAGCATATGATCATCAAAGAAACCAATATAGTTTATAAAAAAGTAGAATTACGTTGGGAAGGAGAATTTGGAGATATTGAACAAGATACTATGGACATAAGAATGAGTGCGGATGTATGGCCAACATTAGAAGGCATGTGGGCTTATTTTCTTTATAAAAAAGGAATAGCAGTGCCACAAATAGAAGACAGAATAAAGGCATTTGGATGAATGATAAAACCATAACAGAGGTGAAGAAAGGCATTCGACATGAATGATGAAACCATAAAAGAACACTTGATTGATATTATCTGGAATAATCCTGGTATTCATTTACTCATGCCAAGAAGCTGGTCACTAGTCAATATACAGTTCAAAGAATATATTGATACTACAAAATTATTAGATGAACTCATTGCAGAAGAAAGAATTATTGCTAAACCAATAGTTAGTGTTACGATACATGGAACTTCTGTAATAAAAACTTTAGTCAATATAGAATTGTTTCCAAAAATAACTTTGTCTGGATTGTGGAGACATTTTCTTATAAAGAAAGGCATTCTTCATGAATGAATTAGAAAATGATATAATTCATTATATACAAAGCAGTCCTGATGGAGTCGCCGTCACAAACATATATAATTTCATTCTAAATAAAAGATTTCAGTTTCATTTAGCAAATAACACAATTAGTGCTAATATATCATCAGTAATTGAAGAAATACGTTATATATTATTAGACCCAAGTGATACCTTTTTGGCGAGTGTTATATATTATAAATCAAAATATTATCCTATAACATGGAAAATCTTATGGGAAACATTTTTATACAAAAAAGGCATTCTTGTATGACTAATTTAGAAAATAATCTCGAAACCATAAAAAAACTAAAAGTTGACATCATCTTATTTCTTTATAGTCATCCAGGAACTTTATTTTTCCATAAAACAGGACGTTCTACTATTATTTTAGATAAATCATTAGAATTGGATGATAATCGTATGCTCATCATGGATGTTATGCATCAGTTAAAAACTAATGAATATATTGTCTATAAAAATGAACAGTTATCAGGAACCACCACTAAATATATATCAAATGCTGATGTTTATTTGACTAAATCTGCTTTAGCAAGTTTATGGAGATTATTCTTAGAAGATAAAGGTATTGATATATGAATGAAATATTGAACGGGGACCTAGTTGAACAACTAAAAATTGATATCATTTTATTTCTCTATGACCATCCTGGAATACTTTGGTTTGACAAAAATGATAATATTATAAACGAACAGATAGGAAAAAGTCCAGAAGCTCAGGAAGCTATAGAACAACTTTATAAAGACTACATAATCGTTCATAAAAACTCTTTTTGTATCAACGGTAACTTAGATACTGCCAATGCGGATGTCTATCTTGTAAAACCTATATTGCCATATCTCTGGAAATTGTTTCTAGAAAACAAAGGTATCGTACATGAAAGCGTTTAAGAAAGGCATCTTTACTCCACAAAATCAAACAAAATATGTAGGGAGAAGACCTTTGATGTATAAAAGTTCGTATGAATATAAGTTCATGAACTTCCTAGATAAAACTGCTGCTGTTACTGAATGGTCTTATGAATCAATAGTTATTAGATATGTTCATCCACTGACGGGAAGACCAGCTCGTTATTATCCAGATTTTTTATTCACTTATAAAGATACTTCTGGAAATACAATCATAGAGATGGTTGAAATAAAGCCTTATAAACAAACCATACCACCAAAAGCTGGCAAAGGTAAAAAGCAGATTTATTTACTACAAGAAGCTAAAACGTGGGTCGTCAATAAAGCGAAATGGGAAGCGGCCATTCTGTATTGTTCTAATAAAGGCATCAAGTTTAGAATAATGACAGAAAAAGACTTGAATATTAGGTAAAAAACTCTGGCACGATAACTTCTGGATTATTCGCTTTTGCTTCATTTATTCTCAAGATAATCTTGTCTAATTGGTCCATACGAGACATCAAGTCTCTGAACTTATTTTTACTAAAATATTGGAATATCTCTTTACCAGTTGGCATCTGATATTCTTTTATAGTTTTCATAAGGAGCTTTACAAATACATCAGGCGTTTTGTTCAAGTCTATAAGAATCATATTCTTCTTATAGCGTTCTTTATATTCGTCTCCCAGCGTGACATCTTTGCCATCTTGAACATAACTCACCGTCTTATCCTCAAATAAAGCCTTTATTTCATCTGGATTGTCTACCATCCTGGCTGCGGTCACTTCTCCAACTCTTGGCTTTATAGATGGAATGTTGTCACCTTTATCACCCATGAGGATTTTCATCTTGAGTTGTCTCACTGGGTCGTCACATTTATTGAACTTATTTTTTATAGGGTCAAACAACTGAATATTGTTATATTTGAGAAGTTGTAGATAATCTCCGTCTGATGTAACTATGATTTTCTTTTTATGTTGCCATTCTCGTGCTAAAATACCAGCAAT